AGATTGTTCCATGCCCATCCTTTAGAATTACGATCCTCAAATGCTTCATGTAATCCTACTTTGTTTTTACTACCCTTTTTACGAACGCCGGGGTATGCACTAAACACGTTATCGCTGGTATCGCCTCTCATGCACTTTTCGAACAACTGCCATTCTGGATTTGGTGCAGGCTTAAATTCACCAGTTTTCTTATCCTTAACAGGCTTGCCTTTATCGTCAAAGTAACCTTCGTGTGTAATAGTAACACCTTGCACACCGTTATATTGTTTTACATTAGGTGCAATAAGTTGTGCAAAATCACCGTCAGTTGAAATAATAACATGATTGTCTTCGGGGTGGTTCTTTATCCAACCTGCAATAAGATCGTCTGCCTCGAGAACAGGATTTTGCAAAACAGTGCAGTTAGTCTTGGAATGAACAAAGTCTTTAAAAACGTCAAACGTTTCCCAAAATAGCTGATCTTCTTCAGCTTCGCGCGGAGTAAGTGCTGCTCTAGCATCACTACGATTTCTTTTATAAGGTGCGTAAACGTCCTTGCGCCAGCTACGACCCTCTAGGCAAAAAACTACATGCTTTCCACCAAAGTCAGCCCACGCCTTACGTATAGAACTAAGCATGACATGCAGACTCATGCCAACTTTTTCGTGTGCATCGCCTCTCATAACGTGACGAGCTCGGAAAAATGTATTAGCAGTATCTACTAGAATATATGTCATTAACTAACCTCTGACTTTCCATTACCTAAATTGTTAACATTAATGTAACCGCTAAACCTGCGATCCATCATAACTCCTTCTTCATTGCCAATTTCTCGACATAAATCTTGGAACCATGCATCGACGAGCTCTTCGTCTGTACCGCCTGTATAACCGTTGTTGCGCAACATTACTATAAAGTATTCGTTCCAGTCAAGCTCAAAGAATCCATTTCTAGGATTTTCGGGATTAACGTGAGTGTCTAATACTGCAACCCAAGGTTCTTTATTAGTAGTAGCTGCTGTCTTAGGATCTACTTCACTAGGTGGAACAATGTAATCCCCTGCAACTTTTTTAGTAAATCTTTTTTGATACCAGTTTTTAATAAATTCAAACATAACAATAATCCTTAAGTTGCCCAAGCATTTTTAAACAACGGAACCTGTAAGCGATCGCTGTAGCGTAAGCCGTGCTTTAGTGCTAACAATGCAACATTTTTATTGTTCATTGAATATACGTCCTCAACACCGCCAACCGGCATTAAGTAAATCGGGCCAGTAAATCCTGCATCACGATAGAGTTGACTGACTTCCAGTGCTTCTGCTGCATCTTCTTCAGTGGCTACAACAAACTTGAGATATGTATAACCATACTGCTCATAGCTGCAAACAATATCTGGACGAACTGCTTCTTCACGCTTCTCTCCGCTAACACTCAATTTAGTACTAACTGAAAATGTAATTTCACGACCAAATGGTGCATTGATATCGCTATACCATCCATCTAGAAAATGCATAAATTCCGGAGTCAGTTCCTGTGTGCCGTTTGTTTCAAAGGTAATTTCCTTTAAGTTACGCATCTTAGGATTGCTGAGCAAATCCGGATATGAACGCTGCCATCCTAGCAACGGCTCGCCGCCCGTAATAACAAGGTGCTCATCACGCCATTCGTTAAACGGAAGCAGTCCCATGATTCGATCTACGATCTCATCAGTATCTACCTGCGGGGACAAATGCTTGAAACGCGGGTCCCAAGATGCGTAACTGTCACAACCTGTAGTGACAAGTGGAAGTGCGTTGTAATCAGTGTACTTACTTGGATCGACGTTTACTGCTTCTTGACTCAGTTCGCCCTTGGGCATACCAAAGCCTGCACATTTGAAGTTACATCCAAATGTTCGCAAGAAAATACTAGGAACGCCCATATATCGGCCTTCACCTTGTACACTGTAAAATAATTCTGCTAGTTTAATTTTGCTCATAATGTATTATACCTATTTTTATTAAGAAAGTCAATTGTTACTTGTTTACAAACACTTGATTGGCTTGCTGAGTAACTCGAACAAAAGTTGTACATTTACTCAATTGTTTTAATGAAGGTGCACCGACATATGTACAAGTACTACGGAGTCCGCCAAGTATATCCTTAATCGTATCCTCAACTGCTCCCTTATAAGGGATTTCCACAGTACGACCTTCACTACTACGATATTCTGCAACACCGCCGTGATGCTTGTTCATAGCAGTTTCCGAACTCATGCCGTAGAATTGTACAAACTGCTTCTTTTCTACGATAAATTCTTTGGTAACTTTTTCACCCCACTCGCTGTATTCTTCAACTTTAAGCTGGTTGGTTTGGAAATATCTATTAATGATCTTGCCGCCTCCTTCTTTGTGACCAGCAAGCATACCGCCCAGCATTACAAAATCTGCTCCTGCACCAAAGGCTTTTGCAACATCTCCTGGGCATACACATCCTCCGTCGGCGATGATATGTCCGCCAAGACCGTGAGCAGCATCAGCGCACTCCATAATAGCACTAAGCTGAGCATAACCAACGCCAGTTTGAATACGAGTTGTGCAAACGCTCCCAGGACCGATGCCCACTTTAATAATGTCTGCTCCACGTAAAATTAACTCCTGTGTCATATCTGCGGTAACAACATTGCCCGCAATAATTGTGTGATTGGGATATTCTTTTCTAACTTTAGCTACAAAGTCTCCAAAGTACTCGCTGTAGCCGTTTGCAACGTCAATGCAAATGAATTGTATGTATGGATATTTTTGAATAAGACCACTTACTCTTTCAAAATCATGGTTACTTGTGCCAGTGCTGATTGCGTATCTATATGGATTCAATTCAAAGGGAATTTCAGCTGTAGTCTTTGTTAGACATGTAAACAAGGCATTATCTTGTAATGCCTTAGCCATATCTATGGTACCAACTCCATCCATGTTTGCAGCCATAATTGGTATGCCGCACCATTCGAGACCACTATGCTTGAACTTGTAAGTTCTAGATAGACTTACTTCTTTACGACTTCCAAGAGTGCTTCGCTTAGGACGAATTAAAACGTCTTTAAAGTCTAAAAGAATTTCGTTTTCAATTCTCACTTAGTCCACCAATCTTCCCAAGGAAAATCAATCCAGACGTCGTTCTCTGCCTTGTTAATTTCTTCAGCACGGTATGTTACACTGTCAAATTCTGATGCAAGATTTTCAAACAATACTGCAAATCTAGTTGATTTGCCCCATACATAATTCCAACGTTCATCGTTTACTGCACAGCTACTTTGCCAGTCTTGTTTAATCCAATTAAACGTTGCACCTGAGTCATTAATGTCATCTACAATTAAAATACGCTTTGGGGAATCTTGATAACCATAAGCATCTTCAGCCATCCAACAATTAGACTCGGGACCAATATCACTGTCCCGCAAACTTACGTTAAGTGAGTGCATGGGAACATTAAAATAGTGACTAATCATGACTGCTGGGATCAACCCTCCTCGAGTTAATCCCACAACGTAATCAGGTCGCCAGTTGCTAAGACTAATATCTCTGCAAAGTTTATTAACTAACTGGTGAATACCCTCATTAGAAATTTTACGTTTATCCATGCCTTAGTGCTTCCATTGTTAAGATTTTACCAATTTCATGACCCATATCTTGCTCGTCTGTAATGATATGTAAATTAGCTTTAGTTCTATCAGTGTGTGGGTCATAGCTGCTAGTTTCGACTACATATCCGCCTGTTGCTTTGCATACTCTGAAATTAATTCCAGGGGCATCTAATCTATTACTATAAGGACTGCCAATAAATGCACTACTTGCTTTTGTTGCTACACCATTGCTCACGTATTCTTCCTTTTCTGTATCTTCAGCCAACCACTGACGTACTTTTTTCTTAGCCCAACTCATCGTGGTGCAAACTCCTGTTGCAGTTTAATGTTATCAAAAAACTCTTTCTTCGTACCCGGATCATCTTTAAATGCACCACGCAGTACAGTTGTTTGTGTAAGAGAACTATGTGCCATAATACCGCGATTTTCGCAGCAACCGTGAGTGGCTTGAATGTAAACGCCAATGTCAGTTGCTCCTGTTGCTTTAGCAATTTCTCGAGCAATGTCGTTAGCTAGTTCTTCTTGTAGTGTTCCTCGACGAGCACACCATTGTGCAATGCGAGTATACTTACTTAGACCGATTAGCTTTTCAGCAGCAATAATACCAATATATGCAATTCCGCTGACTGGTTGGTGATGATGTGAACACATACTCTTTAGTTCTGATCGTACCACAAGCATTCCGTCGTAGCGATCTTCGCTGTTATTTGGAAATGCAGTAGCATCAGGTGCCGGCGAATATCGACCATTCATAATTTCGTAGATATACATTTTTGCAAGTCTACGTGCGGTTCCTTGGCTATTAGGATCAGTATAACGATCAATAATTAGCGAGTCAAGTACGCCCTCGAACTTTTCAGCAATTTCATTAACTAAAGGATCAAAATCCTGCTCGCTAATGTACTTAGAAATATTGTCGCCTGCCCAATATCGAGCGCCGTCGGCTTTAATAGAGTCTGTAATTTTTTCGTATGTTTTCTTATTCATGATTTCCCCGAAAGTTTGTATAAATTATATACAAATATTTAGGCAATGTCAATTATCAATTGATATTTTCAAGTAGATGTTTAGCACTAAAGAAGTGCTCTGTCAACGACTGTGCCTGCCTTTGTAGTTCTGGTAGTTGTGATTCGTAATTGTTCATATGCTGAATAATAGCATTACAAATATATGGACGGCATGTAATGTAAGAGTTCCAGTCTTCAGTCCATTCACTGGGATACTTAAATGTATCACTATACATTTCACTATAGCTCAAACGATCCGGAACCATAGGAATAGCATTTAGTAGAGCACCCTCATAGCAGCTAATGCCGAGTGTTTCTTGTAAGTTTGCACTGAATACCATTTTAGCTTCTCCAAGCAAATTATGATACTCATTTTTAGTCAGCGATTGATCTTGGCAAACAATAAATTCGTATTGCGGCAGTTGTTCCTTGAGATCTCGAAAAATCTCAACTTGCTTTTCTGGAGCAATGCGATGCGGAAACAAAATTAAATCTCGCTTGGGCATATTCTTGTATGGAGTAAACATTCCGTCCATGTATTCCATGGGCCATCCTGTACGAACAATTCTTCCAGGATGCCAATGCTTAACGCCCTCAACGTCATCATCGTCGAGCAAGTTCTTGCAAAACATTTCAATATGAAAGTCTGTGGCAAAATAATTATGATCAAAACAATAAAAGAAACTAAATTCAGCGTTACGAACCCAAGGAGTATCGCCAATTAACCGACCTAAGAAGTCTTGGGGATCGTAAGAGCCTGCATGCCATAGTCCGTGCGTTGTTACAGGAATCTGCAACAGTTCACTCATATATTTTAAGTTGATAATTCCAGGATGCCACGCATCTGTAAAAACAAAGTGGTCACCTGACTTAATTTTACCATTGCAAAATAGTCTTCCGATCTGCTCAACTTGACTTGCTTTATAAATGTTAGTGCCACCAAAGTTAAGAAATGCACCAGGTGTAGTTGCACTTGGAATGTCTTCGGGTCCGGCAATGATGTGTACCTCGTGACCGTGCTTTTCGAGCAAGTTTGGAACATGATTCTTCCATTGACCGGTATAACGAGTTTCTACAGCTTCAAGATCGACGAGGTACACAGTCATAACTTATCGGCTCCTATGAGCTTCACGCGAAGCTTTGGCGTCTCGTCGAGCCTTGCGCTGCAAGTACTCTTGAGTACGTTGCCAATCCTTATATTCCTTTGACCGATATAGGTCTGCAGGATCATACTTAATAAGATTCTCTCGGCAATGGGTGAGCCATGCTTCGAGGTCGTTGAAGATCTTATTAACTGTAGGATTAGTAATTGCCATTATATTTTACCTTAATTATAGAGTTGATGGAAAAATGAGGAAACAACCATTTTCGTTGTCCTCGCTTACTGAAATCCTAACCTCTCGATTAGGATATCTTGCTTCAATGACTGCCCATAAATCGCGAGCAATCATTTCGCAGGATCTGTGATTAAGTTCAAGCGTACCGTCAGTGTAACTGCGTTCAAGCCATCTCTTAAATTGTATAAATTCAATTTCTCTATCATCGTGAAAAACTTCGATGTAGACTTTAAAGTGGAAAATATGTCGATGCGGAACACCTAAGAAACTTACATCATCCCATCCGCCAGTTGCTAGATTAGGATCTGTGTCCGCTCCGGGGTACATATGAATGCCTTCCTTTTGAAAGGTAACCCAGATAAAAGATTTTTCGTTGCTCATTTTATAATCTCATCATTTTTATAAACATCCCAAGTATTATAATAT